TGTCCTATCTTGGCTAGGCATAATAGGGCTTAAAAAATCAAACCGTGAGCCTGCAATTTCTAATAATTTACGTATAGCTGCATCTAGGTTATCTAGGTTTATTAAATCTTTAGGCTTAAACTTTTCTAGTATTTTGTCTATTTCACTTAGCTTATAGGTCTGGCCTGTAAGCGTACCTAGTATTGCTAGCTCTGTATTTAGTTGCTTAGACAGGCTAGTAGCCCGCTCTACGTCTTTATCCGCTATTGCGTCCTCTAAATCTAGCATTAACTGTTTAACTGTTAGGCGCTGTGCATCATTAGCTAGCTGTAGTTTTTGCTGGTCTGTAGCCGCTGTACCTAGCTTATTTATTTCATCTTGTTTAGCTAATATAGCGGCTTGTATTTGTATTTTATCTAAATCAAAAACATCTTCACCTTTGCCTAAAGCTAGGGCAGCCTTATCTAACTTGGCTTGTATTTCTTTTTGTTTTGTTTTTTCTTTTTCTGCGTTAGCTTGTTTTTTAGCCAAGTCTGCTAATTGTTTAGCACGGGCTAAAGCTGCTTTTTCTAATCTAGCCATAGCCTCTTTTTGTTTTTTCTGACTTGCAGTTAATTTATTTGTTTCTGTTGGCGTATTTATATTTATGCCAGCTGATACGCCTGCAAAACCGCCAAAAATATTTTTAGGTAGATTTTTTAGCGCTCTTAAAAGGGTAGGTATTCCCGTTACTGCAGCGCCCGTAGCCCTTGCAAGATTAGCTACGCCTGTGGCTACTATTTCTATACCTTTAGCAGCATCACTAGCCTCAGTACCGCCGGCTATCATAGCAAAGGCATCTACTAAACCGCCGCCTATAATTTCACTAGCATTACCCCCGGCTATGCTTAGTACTTCCATTTGATAAGCTGTGCTACTTAAATAATCTTCAGCTGCCCCGGCACTTTGTTTTAGCAATACACCTAATACTTCAGAAAATGATTTACTTTCTATTTCAGCTCTAGTTAAGCCAGTACTATATTTTGCTAAACCTTTATTTGACCCTACATAGGCTTTAGCTAAATCATCTGCAACAGTAGCTAAATCTATGCCGCTAGCTCTACTTATTGTTATAGCATTGTTTAATAATTCTTGTGATTTAGTTAATGAGCCTGTAGTAGTTAATAAGTTTTGAAATGCTGGCCTTAAAACATCATCTGCTATAGCTGACGTTTTTTCTAAGTCTGCTATAAACTTACTAATAGCAGGGTTAGCAAAACCTATGCCTAGATTTTCTACAGCTCTACTTAAACGGTTGGCGGCTTTTTCGTCCTCACTAAATGCCTTTACAGCCGCTTTACCAAACGCTACAACAGCACCTACAGCAAAGGTTACGCCAAACGTTTTACCTAGCGTTTTTACATTTTTTTGTAATTTTTTTACACTTTTTTCAGACTCTAAAAAACCTTTACCGGTTGCTTGACTAACTATATTTATTAGTAATTCGGTAGCCATTATGCCGCCATATATTCTTCAAAAGTAGCTTTAGCATTTTCTATAGCTTTTACTACGGCAGTTAATGCTACGCCGTTATCCTCTGCCCAAGCCCTATACATAGCACGGCCTATCTGTTTACGGCTAGGTCTGCCTTGCATACCTTTAGGCCTTGCATTAACTAAAGGCCCTGTACTGTTTAAGTTAGCTATAAATTGCTGGCCAGCATTAGGGTTGAGACTTTGTGAATATTGTTTACCGGTATTTGTTGTTTGGTCATAAACGCCATTTTTATAACGGTCTACTACAGGGCCTTGTTTTCTACCGTCTGGATTTAAGCGCCCGGCAGTTTCATATATTGCACCGCCTGCGTTACTCTGTTGTATTCTAGCTAAAGATACAAAGCCAGATTTATTAGGCCTAGACGGTGTTACTCTATAACCTAAACCGCGTTTAGCATCACTACTACTAAAGGTTGGAAATGGCCTATAATTTATTGTATTTATGCTAGCTGTGCCTTTAACCCACCCGCTTAATAATCTTGCATCTGCCGGTATAAAACCCCTAGCTCTAGCTACTACAGGGCGTAGCGCATTAGCCATTTCATCTTGAGTTTCTTTAGCTAAATCTGGCATATATTTTTTTAATGCAATTCTAAGTTCTAAGGCGTTTTCTACCTCTGTTGGCATCTTGCACCGCCTTTGCTCTGTCTGTTAAAACCTTTAATATATTCTTAAACATTACATCATCTAAGTCTAATAAGTATTGGGGCGGTATCCCGGTTTCTACTGCAATTTGTGCAATAAGATAACCAAAACTACCGCGCCCAACTATTCCAGGGGGTCATCATCTAGTACCTCAACTTTAGCTAAGGTTTCTAAAAACTCTGCCCCAAAACTTTTTACTACTTCCCCGCTAGTGCGTAAACACTCCCAAGCAAGCCAGTAAACATCACTTTGTTTTTCATCATCTCTAAAGGCTTTATGAAAACCTTTTTTAGCATACAACTCAAAGGCATACTCAATACGGGGCGTAATCTTATGCTCGGTTACGCTGCCGTCTGCCCTTGTTATTTTAAGTTTTGCCATTGTGTGCCCCTTTGTCTAGTTATCAGCTTGTAGTAATTACTATAGGTGAATTACAAGTAAATGTAATGCTTTGTGTGGAAATATCGCCAACAGCGCCGTTAATATCAGTAGTGTTATTTACCAAAACTGTAGTGCTATACAGCGGGTTAGTAGCACTTGTAGCAGCGCTAGTTTGTTTTAGGGTTAGCGTTACAGTAGTACCCCACGCAGCTTGCAAAGTTTGCAATACGTTTGCGGTTGCTGTGTCGTTTAGAAAATCTAACGTAATAGTGCTAGCTTCCAAACCTTTTACAAACTTGTGTGCAGTATCGCCCATAGCTGTAACTTCAAGCTCGTCAAAGCTACGGTTAATAGTTGCGCTAGTAACGTGGTCCGACAGGGCCACGCTATTCAGCGTAGTAACTACGCCATTAGATAGGAAAATTGCCATTTGTTATACCTCTGTTTCTTGTGTCGGTGTTTGTGCCTGTGTTTCTTTTTTGTTTGTTTCTTTAACCTCTTTAGGCAATTCTTGCCCTATCTTGATTAGAAACGCTTTTTCTTCATCTGTTAGTGCCATTTTAGCTCCAGCTCGTTAGTACGGATATTTGTAAATCACTTGTTAATAAGTCGCCGCTAGGTAACGTTAAAACGCTAGGTGCAGTTACAGCGGTAACATTAAAAACGATAGAGCTAGCGGCTAATTTATTAAACACCGCTACTATCGTATCTTCTATGCCTTGTAGGTTGCCTTCATTAGAAAACATTGGCACGGTCATAATTATTTTGAAATTAGCTAGCGGCGCTATAGTTGCTTGTGCATTATTGCTAGGCGTAAGGTATGGGTCTGCCGGGGCCACTACTACGCTGTTAGCTACTATGGTACTTGGCGGGTAGCTAAAAGTACTCCAAACAGCGTTATTAGCTAAGGCAGCGGCTATAGTGCTGCGTAGTGTAGTTATGGCGGCTGGCATTATCCCACCATAGCGTTAGGCGATAAATACGGTGCTAACAAACCGCGTATAGATGCCATTAAAGTATTACTCATCTTAAAAGGGCTAGGGCTGTAACCGTCTACGCTTACGCCGCCGTTTTGTGTGCTGAAACGGCTAGTCCAGATATTCTCAGCTAACATAAGTGCAGCTGCGTTTATAGCAGGCGTATTAGCGTAGGTAGCCGTTTTTGTATCATCACCCGTCATAGTGCCGCTAGGTAATACACGTCTAAAATTTTGGTCAGCTGCCGTTTTTGCATACTGTATAAAACTAAAACCCTGTGGGTATTGGTAATAATTAAGTTGAAAATTAAAAGCTGGTAATAAATTACTTGTGCCAGCGCTAAACGGTATTGTGCCGGTAATTGTATAAGTGCCGTTAAAAGTACTGCCAGCCCCGGCTACGGTAACGGATTGCCCAGTAGTAAACAGGCCGGGGTTGGCTATCATCACGGTAGCTACATTGTTTACTAATGCAGTTCCCACTACCGGGGCAGAGTCAAACCATAAAAACCCGTTAATTAAATCTTGGGCGGCTTGGCAAGTGTCCTCTATCCAAGTGTAGCTATCGTACAAAGTGCCAACGCCTAAAGATGCTTTTAACGTAGCAGCTGTAACGTAAGTAGCCGGCATATTTGTACCTTTCTTTGTAGGTCTGGCAGAGCCAAAGGGCTAAGGCCCTGCCAGACTATTAGTTAGTTATTTATCAGGTTTTCTTGTACTTGATAATACCGTTAGGCATTTTGGCAATAGTTGCCATAAAGCCATAAATAGCTACCTGTACTTGTAGATTTGATACTACGTTTACAGACATATAAGCCTGTGGGCTACGATAAACAGTAAATGCCTCTGGCGCTAAAATGATAGCGCTATCATCATCAAATGTAGTAGCAGTAAAGTTTTTATCTACATACAAATCTAGACCCAATACAGAGCCTCTGATAGAGGTAGGTGCAACTTGACCAGCTGCGTTCATTGGCTGCAAAGCTGTAAATACTGGTCGCTTTGTAGTGTCTTGCGCTGAAATTAGAGCGCCCCATTGTGCAGGGTTAGCTAGGTAATTTTGTGCAAAGTATCCGGTATTTGTGTAAATGGTTTGTGCGCCTTCAGCAGCAAAATCTACAATACCGTCTAGGTCGGCTGTAGTGCTTGTGCCGTTCATACCTGCTGCAAGTAATGCAGTTAATACAGCAGTATCAATAGTCTTTAGGTAAGCGTTTTGAAGTTGGGCCGTAAGCTCAGCATAAAAATTAGGTTCTGACCTTGAAAGTAGCTCAACACTGAGGGTGTTCATACCGCTGTACTTGGAAACAGTTCCAGAAAGATATTGTGTAACCATACCTGTATTTTGAACAGCGCCGCCTTCAGCTTCAACTGTTACTACAGGTGCTACGCCTGCCTGTCCACCGGCTGACGTAACCAATGAGGGTACGCTTATGGTCATACCGCTAGCAGGTAATGTACCCTGTGAGCAAGCATCAATAGCGGGTGTGCCAAAACGGGTATTCGTTACAAACTCTGTTAGGTACTGTGTTGGATTAAATGCAGGGTTTGTAGAAAAATCATCATCTGCCGCTGTTACATATAGACGGCTAGTTTCATCACCTAGAGCAGCTTTGATTTTATGCTCTGTGTATGCACCCATATTTACAATAGGTGTGCGTACTCTTTGTGAGTTTAATGCACTTGGCTTGATAATTTTGCGCGCGGCTTCTACTGGTTCAGTAGCGCCCTCGGCTTCATCATCTTTATAGCTAACGCTTTTTAGCGTTACTGTTGCACCGTCTGGCAGGTAAGTGCCTTCCGCTGCTACTTCGTCCGGGGCTTTATCCACGGTTTCTCCTTTGGTTTCTTTTGGTTGGTTTTCATCTACTGCGTTTTCATTAGCAGCAATTTTCATAACCGCGGCGCTTGGAAATGCCGCGCTTTCTACTAGAGATACCTCTTTTAACGTAGCAGATAAAACTAATAAATAATCTTTTTCTTGGCGTGAGTCCTCTACTTCAACACCCACGCTAAGCCCGTCCATTAATTTTTCTTGTGCTAGCAAAATTGCATCGCTACCCCTTGTGCTAGCACTAACCTTAAAGCTGCCATATAACCCGCTTTTATTACTTGTAACGGTCTGCATACGGCCTACCGGCTTGCTGTTATCGTGTTGCATTAAAAGTTTTACTTTGCTTGGCTCTAGTATTTTTATAGAGTTTTCTGCAAACACTACGCGCCCGGCGCTTGTGTTGCCTACTTCTCCGTACGGTGCAATTTTGCCAGCAATAGTACGGCGCTCACCGTTATCTACTGCCTCTATGTTGCCGCTAAATGTTAATAGCATTTGTGGGCCTCTCTGTTAGTCCGGTGGGGCTTAGTTCTTCCATACTTTGCGCCTGCTCTAAATCAATTAAACCTAGATTTAGCATTTTTTCTATAGCTTCCAAACGCGCCAAAGTATCAGCGCGCAAAAATGTTTCATCAAGTGCAAAACGTACCTGATTACCGCGGCGCGTAATATCGTCCATACTTAAACGGTTTTCTATAGCGCTAATAAACGGCTGTAATGAGTAAGCTACAAACTCTTTACGCCCGTCTATAATATTTTGGTAAGTCATTGAGTTATTCATATCCGCGCTTATGTAATATGCCGGCACGTTCATTAACCTGGCTATTTCTGTAGCTAAATACTGTGATGCCTCGTTATACATCATTTCTTTAGGTGAGTAACCCACAGTTTGATAATCTAACGTGCTAGT